CTCATTAGCTGCTGCAATTGATTATCCTCTTTGTCAACGGTCTCAGCTCTATTCAATCTAATCTTGAACTTTCGATTCGCTTTGTATTCTGGATAAAGTGCTTTACGCTTTGCAGAACCATCCTTACCATCAAACACAACAACTACTCGTGTTGGATTGATTGCTTTGATTGCATGACCTACACTTAGTAGAAATCCTGATAAACCTCCTATGTGTTCACCATTAATGTTTGTCGTTGGACTTGCTGCATATGCTCTAATGAATGTGTTGAGACCGTCAACAACTAATACGCGAGAATTCTTTGTATCGTTGTTGACTGCCTCTTCACCTCTAAGTTTGACTTCATTAAAGTATGCTAGATACTTTTTGTTCATAACCTTAATCTTCTAACTCTCCTTCATCTACAGAAACGTCATCTGGATCAATATTGTTTTGATCTTTGTATTTCATAACGTAGATGTCACAGACTTTGTTGTAACAGTATTGTTTTAATTCTGGGTCTGCATCTAGCATTCCTCTCCACTCCTTAGATTGGAATTTAACCTCTTCTCCAGTTTGCTCGTTAACTATCGTATACCAAGCTCCTGAAGCTTTAACAATACCATAGTCTTTCATCATCGTCAACCAACTATTGTAGTCATCGATTCCTGAGTTGAAGTAGATGTCAAATGTTGCTTTCTTGAATGGTGGACCCATACGATTCTTGATTACTTGAGCTTCTGTTTGTACTCCAATAATCTGTTCAGTCTTACCTGATCCACTTTTCAATTTACCAACTCCTTTCAATCTAATACGACAGCTTGCATGGAAACCTAAAGCTTTACCTCCTGATGTTGTATACTTGTCTCCGAACATTACTCCCATCTTCTCACGCAACTGAGATGTACATAAAAGAAGTACTCTCTGTTTTGCAATAATGTTTGTAATCTTACGCATCGCTTTTGACATCAAGATAGCTTTTGTAGTTGCCCAACCATCCTTCTCATAGTCAGCATCTTGTTCTACTTTCGTAGTAGCTGCTGAAACAGAGTCTAGTGCAATTGTAACCAATCTATCTTTTGAACTCTTACGAACTGTTTCGATAATACTCTCTACAGCTTCGAATGCATCCTCAATAGTTTCTAAAGGAACATAAAGCATACTCGCTACATCAACTCCTACAGCTCTCAAGAACTCCTCACTTAATGCATTCTCAGTATCAATGTAAACTGCAAGTCCACCTTTCTTCTGAGTATTTGCTAATGTGTGAGCTACGATCAAACTCTTTCCTGATGCCTCCATTCCTTGCAACTCAACAATACGACCTACTGGAAAACCTCCGTCTGGTCTGTTTGAGATTGCCAGGTCTAACAGAGAGGAGCCAGTTCCGACCCACTCTGTTAAATCTGTTGGAGTATCTTCCTCTCCTGTCAAGAAGTGCGCAGCCTTGAAGTCCTTAAATTTTTTGTTGAGACTATCCGCTAAGATTGAAGCCAGTTCGTCCCTTCCCGAGATCTCATCGGGTGTCTTCGTAGACTTTGCCATACTTTCTATGAATTAAATAATGAATCGAATGCTGATGAAATGTCGTCTGTGCTAGTAGCTGTTGTAGCTCCTGAGATAGGTTTCACTGCTGGCTTTGTACCTTGAGCGTCAGCTTCTGCATTTGGATCTAACCATTTAGCTAAAACCTCAGTCATCTCTTCATAAGTTGGTTCAGTGAACAACTCAGTGATTTCTTTTTGGTTTGATACGATCATCTCAGCGATGTCCTTCTCAGTTGTAGCTGGAGTAGTGTTTGGTTTAACACGTACTGTGAATGATGGGAATGCTCCCTCTTTCTCTGCTGCGATGTGCTCTACAGTTACATCACGACCATTCATCAAGTCTGTAATATCACCGTAGTCAGGATCTGCAATTACAGATAACAACTCTGTGTAAATTTGTTTTCCAAAAGACCAAAACTTAACACCTTCGTGTTCTGCACCACGTACGATTACTGGAGCATACACACGGAACTTAGGCTCGATTTTCTTTCCTAATTTCCAGTCATCTTTGTCTCCAGACTTTTTTAATTTCTCTGCAAACTCTACTACTGGATCAGGACGTCCGAAAGAGATCGGAGATACCATTGTGCGTTTTCCAATTTCGTAATGGAAGTACAATTCTAAGAAAGGATTGTTTTTGTCGAATGCGTAGGGTACGATACGTACTTGAGATTTTCCTACTGGTGGTTTCCACATGAAGTCGCTTGACTTGGTTCCACCTCCCGTTGATTGTTGCATTTGTTGCAACTTCGCTTTGATCGCATCTAAATTGATTGCCATACTGTTATTTATTTATTTGTTTATTACTGACCTTACTGAGGAACCTTTCCTCTTATTTACTGGCCTTACTTAACTATACTACTTTTTTTCTAATTTGGCAACACTTAACGTGAAAGCTCTTGTATTTTTATTGCTCTGCAATTATATTCACTGTCTGACA